CCCCCAGGTCTTTCGGCGAAATTCCAGTGCACGACAGTTCCCCCATCGCTGGGTACATCACACGCACCGTCAATTTGCACAACTCACGTACTATATTTTTGTGCAATATTACGACTTGAAAAATTTAAAAATGTGATGTATAATAAATATATCAAATAAAGAAAGGGGCAAGCAAAAGGCTTGCTGATGGTGGTAGATATGTTTGAAATGACAAGTGAAAGAATTGAAAAGGTTAGAGAAATTTTAGCAACTGGAAAAAGAGGGTCTATTTGATTTGATGTTAGAATTAAATAACCTATAAAAAGAGGGGCGCGCGCCCCTCTTTAAATTACACTAAACTTGCTATCGCATTTGTAATAATAACTGCGTTAGTGTCGTGATAAACTGTTCCGCTATCCTTTTTTGTAGCAACGGTCACACCATAACCGCCCTCGCTTGAACGCGTTTTAGTAAATCTAATATTATACGTTCCACCAGCGAAAGGAATGTTAATGACGTGTTGTTCGTTGTTTAAAATTGGCGAAAAGTCCGTTGTAATAAGCATTGCGCCTATGGCTTCATCGGCATCGCCTTTCACGTTAACTAAAAGTAAACCGCCCCCCGTACTATCAAGTCCATCGATTGAAATCCATCTATTACTTGTTTCTGTCAATGGAATGTGCATTCTTGCACAATCGTTTACAAGGATATCTTCGGACATTTTAGTGAGTTTTGTTTTGTTTTCGTTCACTTTTGTTTCCAACGTTTTTACAGATTCCGACAACTGTATAACGGTTTTCTGCATTGTGTCAACGTCTTTTTTTGCCTGCGTTACGTCTGTTGTCAATCCTGCAACGTTAGTAGTAAGTGACGACGTGCTTTCCTGCAAATCACTTATCGCGTTATTAGCACTTTCAATCTGTACCTTAAGTGCGTCAAGTTCTGTTTCTGAAATGCTCGCTTTGCTGTCAATTTGCTTCAAAAGCGAATCAATAGCCACCATTGCACCATTCCAATCTAAAAGCCACGCTGGTTTGTCCGTTGCAATAAAAATAGGCAGTCCATAATTATCTGTGCCGTTGCTGGCGTTAACCTTTCCAATCTGCACGCCCACAACACTTTTCATATTTTTTTCACTCATATTTAAGCCTCCTTATTTAGTCGATTGTGCCGTCGCTGTATAAGCACGCAATGCAACTTTATTATTTCCAGAAATTGATACGTTCAACGTTTTTGAATCTCCAACACCGCTATAACTAACAGCCACCGTATAAGATTCTGTTGTGTTATTAGGTGTCAAAATTGTTTTTGTTTCAACTCCGAAAGTACCTGAACTTTCTGCACTAGTTTCGTTGGAAATGAAAACAGGTGCTAGTGACATTTTTGCCATGTTGCTAGTGGAATAATCGGCATATACAACTACTGAAATATTTTTAAGTGTGTAATCTTCAGTCAAATCTTTAACCGTTATAGGAAGAATACCACTTTCATTCAAACAATGCACCACGTTAGCGCGTGTTTTTAACGGCTGTACATCCTGCTCCAAGTTTGAAAGCCTTGACGTTGTCAAATCAATCGCCCTTGAATTTTGCTGGATGTCGTCTGTATTTTTGTTTACCATATTTGTCAAAGAACTCAAACCGCCCTCAATAGGTGGTATAGTATTGTTTGTTATATTTTTCACGCTTGAATTAAGTTCTGTCAACTTTTGAGTTGTCTGCTGGTTAATAATATCCTGCGCATTTTTATTGGCATTTACAATTTTTGTTAAAGAATCCAGTTCACCTTCAATAGGTGGGATAACATTATTTGTAAGGTTATCCAGTTCGGTGTTTATAGTGTTTATAGCCTCCTGCAATTGTAATACTAATCTGTTTTGTGCCTGTAAGTCATTGATAACCGTGTTATATTCACTTTCGAGTTTATTTGTTTTACCCTCCAAAGTAACGACGCGGTTAGTCAAAGCGGTATTGTATGCCTGGATTTCTTCGATTATATTATTTATTTTAGCAATATTAGCATTTGCCGTTGCAATCAAATTTTTGTTTGCTTCTTCACTTGTTGAAATCTCTTTAATAACGGTGTCAAGTTCCGTCATTGCACCGTTCCAATCTACAAGCCATGATGGTTTGTCGGTGCCAATAAAAATAGGCAATCCATAGTTAGGGGTGCTATTTGTTGCGTTAAAATCCATAATTTTTATACCTCCATTTTATAAATTATTTATTGAATCTGCGTAATAATTTACGCGTAATTCATATATCACTAAATTGTCATTTGCAACATAACTTTCATGGGTCAAATCTGTGTAAGATAGCGAGTTTGCTGTACAATCACCAAAATTAAAAGTATTATCTTTACCATTGTCAGCAAGTCCAATTTTAACATGCCTTGAATAGGCAACTTGCTTTTCGTTGTTGCACGTAAAGTCTGTTACATCAAATTCCTCTGCTTCTCCTGTTGTTAAGTCGTTAACAATATTTATCTGTTCTTTCTTTCCTTTTCTTCCAATTATCAAACTGAAAGAAATGATATCGGAATTTCCAATATTGTTTAAAGTTTCCCATGCGGAATTTGTTGCACCCTGCGTAGTGTTCTCATTTTCTTTTTTCCAAACTGTAGAAGTGCTGATATACCTACGATTTTTTAATTTAAAGTCACCATCTTGTTTTGTTGAATTTATATTAAAAAACTCGTATTCTTTAGCGGTGTAATTTGAAGCGTCCATATTCTGTACTGTATTTGTTTTTTCGTCAAAATATTTTGACGTGTCAGCATTCCAGCGCGCTCGCTCTATAAGTTCATATAGTACTTTTGACATGTTTTCTTTTTTTCCAGTAAACGGTGAAAAGATTTTGCTTAAACTTTCGGAAAAAATGAAACCGCTGTAAACGTCAAAAACGTGTGCTTCTAACTCCATTTTGTCATACTGTTCCGCTGTCATTTCCATTTTGTCATATGAAATAGAAAGCACACCCAACTCGCGGAGATACTCATAAAATGAATTGAAAGTGTCTTGTACATTACTTTTTACACCTAAAACCGCATTATAAACCTTTGGAAATTCTTTCACAACGTTTTCAATTTTGTTGCTCAAAAATTCGTCCTGTGCTTCTCTTTGTATGCTTTCAACTCCTACTTTATTATCTGTATATTTTATCTGCCGTTTTTCTGCGTTAAAAATTTGAGTATCAATATAAGTTTTTAATTCTTTTATTTTCTCATTTGTTTTTAAAATTTCTGTGTCGATGTAGTCATGTAAAACCTGCACTTTACCGTCTGTTTCTTTTTCAACCCTTGAAATTTCTTTTTCAAAATCTGAAACAAAGGAAAGCAATTTTATTTCCAGTTCGGAAATTTCTTTTTCCAGTTCTGCTTTTAATTTTTTTATTTGCTCATCGGTGTAATTGTTTACACCGTTTGAAAGGTTGTTAACTTGCTCAACTAATTCGTTTATTTTTTTCATTATTTGCGCGAGATTATCCTCATATGATAATGTATCGGAATATATCCCAGGTATCGTAAGTGGTGCAATCGGTGGAAGCCAACCACCGCAACCGTAACCGTACATAACACGTACCTCCATTCTACCATAGCCCCATAAATAGGGCTTCTAAATTATCAATAACCAGCATGTCAATATTTAGGAATGTGCTTCGAAATTTCATAAGCATTTCACTATAGGTTTCTGTGCCTTGTTTACCGAAAACACTTTCTATATAATCGTCGATATTGTCTATCTTCGTTGTGTTGTCTGTCTTTCCTAAAATGTCGCTTGTTAAAATCGTAACATTTTTTATATTTTCGTTACCGTCTAAAACATTCTTTCTATTGTCGTTGCTGGTTTCAAAAGTATTTTCTGTGTTGTTTGAAGTCAAGTTTTTGTCATTTTCTCCACTTTCTCGGTCTGTATCTTCTCCAGTTTTAGAATCTGTGTTCGTTCCACTTTTAATTAAAATATCAGAACCGCCAAGCGTGGTTGTATCATTTCCTGTTTTTGTAAGTGCTGTACTTCCTGTGTTTTTGTCTGCGCGATTTTCGAAAGTTTTAACTGAATCGCTTTCACTTTTCGGTGTAACTGTCGCGGTAACATTTGTCAAATATTTTCCTGCTTTTATATTTTCAATTGTTCCCTGCGGTGTATCGCTGTATTTCGTCAAACTTTCAAATTCTTCGGGTACAATGTTTTTTGTAGTCTCTTTACCCTCATAACTGGTAGTCGTGTTTATTGTTGTTTCATCGGTTGTATTGTGTGCCTGCGTTTCTGTCTTTCCATATTGTTGTGTATTTTCTTCTCCAAATTCGTGTCGATTTTGCGAATCATAAACATGTTCCGTATTTTTTCCGAATTTTTCTTTTTCGTCTTGTTTGTAATCAGTTGTAGCGGTTGTGTTTCGGTCTAGTCTATTTGTTTCGGTGTCTGTGTTGTCCGTTTTTCTATGTCCAGAAAAATCTGTGTTGCTACTTGTGTCAGTTTTTTGTAAACCATCAAGAACGTTTTTGCCGTCAAAAGTTCGCTTGCTTTTGACCGAATATTGTGTGTTTTTTAGCGGGTCAAATTTTAACAATTCTGACTGGTATAACTGGTTGTAGTAGGGCATAATTTCCGCCATTTTTGTGTTCAACTTCAATTTCCAAAGACCAACGGTTTCCAACCCTATTTCACGTGTGTAATAATGACGTAAGATTTTAGGCAGTAAAACTTCCTTGTAACTTTCGTCAAAAAAAGGAATATAACCCTCAAATATTTTAGGGTACGCAACCCTAATAAGTCTTTCCACATCATCAAACACTTGAATTTTGTTCTGTTCCGCGATTGACTGACATATCCTGCGTACTTCCACTGTATAGGTTGACATTGTTAACACCTCCGTCCTTAAATTCTACGGATATGTTTAGCCCAAACATATCATTTATTTGTTCGCATGCCTGCTTTCTTGCCGTCAATACGCTTTCTCTCATCATCATTGCGCCACCCATAGACCGCACAACCTCATCGGTTATCATTCTTTCGCGTTTATTTTCATTTACGTTGACAATACCAAGATAGGTTAGTGCTTCATTAAAAATTTTTGATTTTAATTCGTATAATTTATCTGCGGTGTAAGGTGCGTCCGTTTTTAAAACAGTTAGCCCCTCTTTGATTCCTTTTTTTCCGTAAATAACTGGTGCGTTTCCGTCAAATTGCTGATAAGCATTTTGCATTGTAAGCCTTTCGTTTTCGTCGCACTCAATAAGCACAGGCGTTTTTTGCGTGTTGCAATTGATGTCAATTGTGCGGTCGAGATTCGCTAGCCGACGCGCAAATAAAAGTACGGTGTCGTACGCTGGTGTGTGTATCATGTTATTAAATAGAACAACGGAATTTTTGCTGTTTAAATTTCTTCGATATCCGTTATTTGCGTAGCCTATACGTCGAATCGGAATATCATACAGATTATAGCGACCGTTTATCATTGCTTTCAAAGCAAGAGGCCCGAGTACCTCGTCTTCAAAAAAAACAGCAAACCCGTCAAAAAATAACGTCAATTCAAGATACCTTTCATCTACGGTTTTAGGTAAATTTTTCCATTCAAATCGTGAGATTGCTAATTGCTGTAATAAATCTAAATAATATTGAAATGTTATGCTATTCAATTTTGCGGACTCTAAAAAGTTTCTATTCCTCTGATTCGGTTTCCGTCTTCCCATGTTCTCGCACCTCCAGAGCGCTCGCCATCTTTGAAATGGCTTCCGAATTTTTGTTTATGGCTTCAATTAGTGGCGTCTGCACTTTATAGATATAGTAGCACAACGCACCACACATAACAGTTGGAAAACCCACCGTTGAAATTGCTGTCAAAACATCGTTCATAATTTTACTTTACCTCCAATAATTTTTTAAAACTGTGAAATCTCTTCCACCAGTTCGGACAGTTCTTTCCGTTAACGTCGTGATGACATATGATTATTTTTGCGTTAGGGCAGTACTTGCGGATGTACTTAATTACTTTTTTCGCCCCTGTGACGTGTCCTACTGTCCAACCGTTCACCGCGTCACACAATTCAATTGAAACCGAGTTGTAATTTGTGCATTTATTAAGGTACTTCGCGTGTCCATCAAAAACGCCACCAACCGCCCACGCGCTTCGATTCATTGGGATTGATTTTGCATAATCACCATTTGCCGACACAAAAAAATGTGCGCCTGCTTCGCGTGTGTTATTTTTAGCGAAAAAGTCAACGTTGTTTTTTGCCGTATCTTTTTTATTTCCTGTAAAATGAATGACAATATATTTCACGTCTTTTTTATTTCTTTTCTTTTTTGAAAAAGAAATTTGCTTTGCCTTTTTGTAGTACATAAAATCACACTCCATTTTCTCCATAATTTCCGACGGAATTTCCGTCTTTCCAAAAGGTTAGTCCGTTGTTAAAAATCGAACAAATTTTTGCGTTAACAATTGCGGGCATTTCCCCAACCGCAACACAATTTTGTGTTTTAACATAATTGTAAGATGGTCGATTAAAGGTTGAACCGTTAACACCGTGACCGCTCGGTGTCTTTAATTCATTTACTTTGTATCCGTAAATTGTAAAAAAGTCGTCTATTGCTTTTATTTCGTCGCGCTGGCAATTTTTTGTGTAGAATTTTGGTGCTATTTGCTGATTCAAAACCGCAATACTACTCGCACCGCCTACACCACTTACACGTGGTGCGACAAGGGAGTTCATTTTTTTCATATTGTCCTCGGCTTCTTCCATGCTTTTTACAGCACCTACAAAATTAGCGGTAGAACCAATAGAACTAGCCAAGCCACCGTATGAAAGATTAGCGTCCTCTTTTTCGGCTTTTTCTGCACCCCCGAGCGTTGACATGCCACCGCCAAGAATTGAAACGCCTGTTCCAATAGCACCACTCACTACATTTATTGTATTTTGATTTCTCAAATTCATTTCTTGCTGTTTAAAATAAGCGTCTTGATTGGTGCTATACGGTTGTGTCGGATAGGTCTGTCCGACAAATCCATAGTCTAACCCACGTATAATGCTCTTATAATTGTTCGGTGTAATCTGTACCGTTGTGTTTTCTGAAATGTCCGAGTAGCAAGAAAACTCTATGTTTGTGTTGTTTTGAAAATCTTCGAACCGATATTCAGAGCCACCACCTGCCGAATTGCTCGCTACCAAATAATGGTATGGATAATTAAAACACTTTTTATTCTTTGGTGTGTAGCCATCTATATTGGTGTGAGACGGCTGTATATTGATATTTGCGAAAGTGCTGTATTCTGTGGTACTGATTCTTCGTGTGTTTGTTGTTGTTGTCAAATTATTACTTACAATTTTTGGTACAGTCGTTAGGTATAAAATTGAATCTGGTAAACCGTCATTGATACCTTTAATCATAAACGAAAGTGCGTTTTCTTCTCCTACTGGAAAGAAAAGCATATCGCATGGGTAAAAAATTCCGTTAAATTTGCCACCACTAGCACGCTTTTCTCCCTCTGATGGGTTTACTGTGTTATACATCGTAGCAAGAATGTAGCCCCCTATACTAAATAAATCCTCTCCGCTTCCTACAATCTGAATTTGGCTCATTCTGTATTCACTCGGGTTAAATGGCTCGGGCACTAAATGTTCAAACATTTCATCGCTTGCTGTATGCTCTCTTTCAACTAAGCATTTTTTTAACGTAAAATCAAAGTAGTATGACTGTATCACGTCTAATTCATAGGTTATCTCTGAAACCGCATTGTTAACATAATTAACGGAAGTGATAAAAGCATAGAACCATTTATTTCCAAAATCTGTATTTTGAAACATTAAATAAGAAGCATTATAAATATCGTCTGCCTTTACCCCAAGTCTTAACGTTCCCGAATTTACTCGCTGGTAGGACTGTGCTTCAAATTCTTTGAAAACCTTGCCTTTGAAATAAACCGCCTGTGCTGATTTATCACTAAAATAAATAGTATGTTTGTATGCGTTATTCAAAGGCACGTTTTTAATAAGAAAAATCTTTGAATTTGGTTCTATTAAACTCATGTTATCACCTCCGTTATTTTGTCAATGTTTCACGTGAAACATTTTAAACTGTGACAGTAATTGTACAAGTACCTGTTTTAGTGTCATCATAGGCACTTGTCGCTGTAATATGCACCTCTCCGCTTTCTGCACCTGCAAGTACCGTTACTTTTCCGCTTTCTGTTACTTCGACTTTATCGTTGTCAGATGTCCATAACACACCTTTCGGTGCAAAGTTTTCTGTGACAATAGTAGCCGTTAACTGAATCGAAGAGCCTACGCCGTTGAGTGTTGCGGTCGACGGCGACACAGTAACGGAATCCACTTTGATTTCTCCAGCGACAAAAAGTGCATTTTGTGCAAATGGCGAAGATGATACCACTTTCCAAGAATGTAGCCAATGATTCCAATAAAGACCCTCGCCGTTGTACTGTTCGTTGAATTCCTGCAATACGTCAAAAATCATAAACCACTCACGCGACACTAAAACGCACGGAATCGCGTCTAACTTCGTCAAGTCGTCGTCGCTGATTTCTGTGTATGTTTCGTCTTTCTCAAAAATCTTTGCAAGGCGCACCTTGTCCAATTTCCCAAAAGAATCCACCAGTACCTTATGACCCATAAATGAAGCCTTATCCATGTTAAACGCGCTTGCCAAAACTTCCACGTCAATCGTTGCGTCGAATTTTGTGTTGACAAGCAAATACTGCTCGTCTTTCACGTTATGAGTATAAACGCCTGCGGAGTTGTAGTCTTTATTTAAAAACTCCATGTCATTAGATACGCCTTTAATATCTCCAACAATTTCTTTAAGGTTTGAAGTCTGCACAGTAGGAATTTGTACGGATTTCAAGTCGCCGTTTAAGATTCTACGCGCAAGCAAATATTTCATAGCAAGAAATTCGTCATAATTTGATGCCGTTGTCATCGCGTCGATGATTCGGTAAATCAAATCTGTGATTCCCTCATAAGTTAGAAAAGCCTGCTTCAACTGATAATCGCTAGTTGTTTGCTTGTAGAAAGTTTGATAATTAAGAACATGAAAAGCACTTTTAACGTCGGGGATTTCACGCTTAAAAACTTCGCTTTCTGACTTCTGCTGGTCGAAAACATGCGGTTCTGCAATGTTTACAAAAATTTCTTCAATGGTCTCGCCATATTCAAGCATGCCCTTTTTAAAAAACGCCCAAGGGTTGTCATACATTTTCGACGTGATAATAACTTTTCCGATTCTGTTAAAAAGCGCGCTTAAAAATTCATTCTTCAATGCTGGCGTATCCATAAGAATTGTGCCGATCGACCGTAAATTCTGTAAAGTGCCGTCTGCCTTTGGCACTAAATTCTGATACTCTGCGCTGGAATTGCTCCGCACTGTATTCAAAATATCCTGCGTTGTAGCGGTTAAATTGACCGCTTTCGGTTTTGTAGCCATTTTTTAATCCTCCTTTTCTTCGAATAAGTCGTCGTATTCCTTGACTTCTTCGGATTCTGATTCTAACTCGTCCGTATTCTCTTCGGGCGTGTCAATTTCTTTTACTTTTGTTTCGTCGATGGCTTCGAAAAATCTATCTTTATATTTTTTTCTCCACTCGGCGTCATTATCTTCGTACTTCTGTTTCCAGTTTTCGGTGTCTGTTTTTCCGAGCAAATCGTCAAAAGTGTCCGTAAAATCTTCGATATTCTTTAAATCCTCGTCCGTATCTCCTGTAATGATAGAACCAAGTCTTTTAAGATATCCGTCTCTGTCAAGTACAGCCATTTTCTGCACCTCCTTTTTATTGGAATGTAACATATCTTTGACATTCTGTCAAGTAAAATTTACAAAATTTCAAAAATAATTGACAAAAAGTCAAAAATATGTTACACTCTTAATGAAAGAGGTGGTAAAAATGTATTATGACGGCACAAAAATTTTGTCAAAAATGGATGTAAACGGAAATAAACCCGAATTATACCTTGTCACAACGAACCGAACTGGCGGAAAAACCACATGGTTTTCAAGATATTTAGTCAATCGGTTTTTAAAATATGGCGAAAAATTCTGCCTGCTTTACCGATATTCTTACGAACTTTCTGACGTTTCGGAAAAATTCTTTAAAGATATACAAGGCTTATTTTTTCCAAATTATAACATGACCGATAAAAGCTGTTGCAAGGGAACTTTCAAAGAATTGTTTTTAAATGACAAGTCTTGCGGATATGCTGTCGCCATAAACGGCGCGGAAAATATCAAAAAATATAGTCACTTTTTTAGTGATGTAGTAACGTGTTTATTGGATGAATTTCAAAGCGAAACAAATAAGTACGTACCCAATGAATTACAAAAATTCCAATCAATTCATACGTCAATAGCAAGGGGGCAAGGAAAACAGGTGCGATATGTTCCTGTAATACTTTTAGGAAATGCGGTTACTTTACTAAACCCTTATTATACAGCATTAGGAATTTCTACACGTTTAAAGTCAGATACAAAATTCCTGCGTGGAGATGGCTATATATTAGAAAGTGGCTTTATTGATTCGGCAAGTCGCGCACAAAATGAAAGTGCTTTTAACCGCGCTTTTGCAAATTCGGAGTATACTAAATACGCAAGCGAAAATGCTTATTTGAATGATAACACGGCATTTATTGAGAAGCCAAAAGGAAAAGGAAAATACCTTTGTACTTTTGTTTTTGAAAAAAATTCATATGCTATTCGTGAATATATGGAGGATGGTATAATATACGTCGACTCGCATGTTGATAAAAGTTTTCCGCTTCGAATCAGCGCGACGACGGCAGACCATCGAATCAATTTTATTATGCTAAAAAACAACGAATTTATGCTACAAAATTTTAGGTATTTTTTTGAAAACGGTTGTTTTCGTTTTTCAAATTTGGAAAGCAAAAATGCAACAATGAATTTGCTTTCATTTTAAAATTGTATATCCCTTTCGGCTTTATTTGTTTGAACAAATCAGAAAAGCACGGTTGAAAGATACTGCTGATATTGTTAGTCGGGTTTGCTTTCCGCTCTCAAATTTCCGAAAGTCAAGATATAAATAAGAGGGGTATTTTACCCCTCTTTTTAATGTTTCACGTGAAACATTTATTCGATTAAATTCTGCAAGCACTCGTGCTTGTATTTACACAACAGACAAGTAGTACGTCTACATTGCTTCTTTATCCATTTTATTTTCACAATTTTAAAGAAATTGCGAAAATAAATTTTTAGCGTATTTGATACGTTGTGTCGCATAAAATGACGCCCCCTTTTATTCGCTTTGGTACGAGTTTTCCAGGGACTTCAAGACCCACTTTGAAATCTTCTATTGTTCTTTTTGTTTCCAAAAAATGCAATTCTTCTTTCGTGTATTTATCTTCGATTTTTGGCTCGTAACCCTCTATAGACTTGATAAATAAATCCTTGCATTTTTTCGGCATTCCAGCACAAGTCACATTTATATAAGGCTCACACGGCTTCAAGTCCTGCTCGGTTATATGTTCAAGATAGGTTTTTTGTCTAACGAAAATCCCTTTATCCCACGTACTTTCAAGTGCCCAATGGCAGAAATCTGTGGGATGTACAGGTACGTCTATAAGTTCTTCGGGCTTAAGGTCGCAATGTATGCTATCAGTATCAGCATAGATAAATCCCCTTTTATTCAAACCATGATAATTTTTCTGCGCTGTTCGGATGGTAAACTCGCGTGCGTATGATGTGATAGCCGAACCGATAGCAATATAGCCACATTTCTTTTCGTGTTCTTCTACATTTCTAAATTTCAATTCTTCATTATCATTTAAATACGCGACTTTAAAAGAAGAATCGTCATTGGTGGCTTCTTTCCCGTATAAATTATTTAAAAACAATTTTGCAAGTGTTCGGAGCGCTCCTTTACTTTCCATTTTCTGCTTTTTGTATTTGTTAATATAATCGTCAAATATTCCAATGGCAGTGTAAAACCAAACGCCGTCTAGTATTTCTAAATCGTAAATATTGTAGTGTTCTTTAAATAATATAAAATCTGTTTTCGTTAACGTCAATTCGACAACGCATTCCGTTTTCTTTCCTGCTATATTCAAGTAGCGATAATATGTATCTGTTTTTTTATCGTAAAAATCGGAAGTTCGTAACATTTTAGTAGGCTCATATAAGGGGTTATTTTTTATTTGAATAAATGGCAAATAACCCTCTTTCAATTCGAATCTGCATTTGAATCTGACAAAGTAATAAGTATTGTCTTGTTCTGTTTTCTCATGTAAAAAATTTCCGCGCCAGAAATAAGGGTTGCCAATAGGATATGAGTTTCCGCTTTCTGATGACATCATCGACGGATATAGGCTGTTAACGTCTGCGGTTAGTCCGTTTTCAAAAAGTTTATTTGCTTTTTCTTCTACAAGGTAGCACCACCCACCACGATAGGAATGCCGGATGTATTTGTCCGCGTTTTCTTCTCCGTATTCAAGGGGTATTGAAATTTCTTCCAGTTGCGGAAAAAATAATTTATAGTCTTGTGCGTCAAAACCTTTCTTGAATTCAGACAAACAATTACTTCCTATGGTACTTTTTTCGTGTCCATTTTGTAACATAAATTCCAACGCTTCTTTTAAGACTAAAACATCATTTTCAATATAGGCTTTTTCGTCGTCTTTTATGTGACCGTTTTTATGTCGAATACCTTTATACTCCATATTCAATTTTTGGTGCTTCGTTTTAAATGCTTTTCCGAGTTCTGCCAGTGAAAACGGAAACAACTTTACGGAATCACGTATTACTATATAGTGGTCGTTAACTTTAATAGTGATACTATACCATTGCCCCCTATCTGATATCATATATTTGAAAGTTTTATTCTTCATGTATTCGTCAGCAATCCAAACATCATTTATCATAGCCTGCTCCATTTCTAAATCACGCAACAAAAAATCCAACCAAAATGAGCCGTCAAATTTCAAATTGTGATACCATAGAAGAATATCCCCTTTTTGCGCCTGCAAAAAATAAAATGTTTGTTCGATACTTGTATGTATGATTACATGTTCTGTGCCTATTTCAACGAGTGCCGAACTCCACACCTCTGTATCTTTTTGTCCGTCGTATACTGTAGTTTCAAAGTCGCATGCAAAAGTTTTTTCAAAATGAAATCTTTTCATTATTTTCCCTCCTTTTTTAATCTCCCACCCTATTTTTAGTCGTAGTCAATGTAATTTTTTGATTCTTCGAAAGTGGTTTCGAATTCTTCACGCTCAAAATTTCCGACGTTAAAAAACTTAAAAAGTCGCTCGGTATAATTGGCTAATTCTGTTTCTGAATATGCAGTTTTTCTTGTTAGCATGTTTCCCTCATTTATTGCTTTTGCCAAGCCGTCCGCAACAACTTCTTTTCCGAATTGTTCGATAGCCATATCCAGCCATTTAGTCAAATAGGGTTCTGCCATTTTTGGAAAAAGTGCAATCATAGACCTAAATGCGTCTATTACGTGTTCACTAAAATCAAACGTTTGTAAGTATTCTTCTTTTTTTGCCGCTATGTATTCATCTTTTAAGTTGTCGCGTGCTTTTAAAGTTTCGTATTCATATTGTGCTGTTTTAACGTACGCCTGTGTTTGCTCTGATTCTCTTTCTTTTATCACTTTTTTACCGCGAAAATAGGAAAGTTCTTCGCCTGTCAATGGGTCTACATATATAGACTTTTCTTGTATCTGTTTCGGCTTAATTTTTTCAAGTTTATTTATACTTGCCTGTGTTATGTTTTTTGGAATTTTTGGTAGTTCAAAATCTACTTCGAAACCTTGTTTTTTGTATCTTCTTTTAGTTCCTTGTATTCTTTTTCTTTGTCTAAAATATTCTATTCTCAACTCTTCTTTTTTTGTCATGGGTTTTCCCCCTTTTGAGAATATTATAAGGGCGGAGTGTGTCCGCCCTTATGTAAATGTTTCACGTGAAACATTTTTATTTTTTCTTCGGCTTTTCTGCCTTTACGGAATCCGTGTCAAGTTCGCAGTCGACATACGGACGCCCTGCCTTTGTGATACCACTAATTTTTTTGATGGCAAAAGGCTCTTCGCCCATAACTTCAATAATCTCCATTAATGAGCGCTTGAAAGTCTTGCTTTGCGTACTGTATACTTGCCCCCTGCTTTCTGTGATGATGGCAAGAATCTCGCTTTCTGTTCCGTCGTCCTTTTTGTCAACGAATTCAAGGTAACCTGCTACAGGGATAGAAGTACCATCGTCAACATCTTTCATAGACACAGCGCCTTTGCCTGCTGTCATCAAATACTTGTCCACTTTGTCAAAATCTATGCTTTCATTTACGATTTCCATAATAAATTACCTCCATTTTTTTATTCATTTTCTGTTTCTGCTGGTCTTACGGTTTCTGCGCCTACAATTTCGGCATTTTTAACAAACGTTTCTAAATCCATAGAATATTTGTCGTGTTTTTCTGTTAGTGTTACTTTTACGACAACTTCCTGTTCTTTCTCGTACTTTTCTTTTGCTTTCTTCTTTGCTTTCTTTTCTGTCGTCTTTCCCACGAAGGTGTCGTACTCAAAATGAATACCGCCACTTGAAGTATCATACAACATGACTTTAACCTCTGTGCTAGTCACGTGTCGTGTGATTTTCTGTTTTCTTGCCATTTGTTTTTTCCTCCTTTTTGTTTGTTTCTGTTACTGGCAAACCGTCACATAGTAACGGTAAAGCCGTCCACGTGGATTCGAACCACGGTTAAAAACCTTTGACGGCTTGCACAAAGAAAGAAATAATTTTTTCTTTTTCTTTGTCCTTGTTTTTCTTGAAATCTTCAACGTACCTTGTGATGGGTATTGAATACTCGACAGCATAATCTTTTTGTTTTGCTATAATTCTTTCCTCCATAGTTTCTGGGTCGAAAGTATGCAACAATAAATATCTACCGCCCAATTCCGTTGCCAACTCTTGAACAATGGAATATACCCACTCATTCCACTCAGCTATAATTGAAGTGGTGAACCCTCTTCCTTTCATGTTGTTTTTCCTCTCTTTCCTTAACTCTGATACCATTGTATCATAGTATTTTTGATTTTTACAATAGTCAACTTGCACAATGTTTTGTACTGTTCATTGTGCAAGTTGCACAATTTTTTAATGTCTATGAACCGAGAAAAATAAGCCTTTTTCATTGTATGTTTTACGAATTTTTGAAACTTCCTCGATTGTCAAATTGTTCAAAAACGTTGTGAATCTCCCACATCTGATTTTTATGTCGTATAAAGGCACTTCTACGATGTCTCCAATTGTACAGCACTCAAAAATGCCTTCGTAAGCCTACACCTCTGCCATATGCTCAAATGCTTCATTTGGCAATTCGCCAAACACACACGTAAATTTTAAAATTGAATATTCATTTGTTCCTGTTATATCTGAATTTATAACATCCATTATAACAGAAGGAACACCGCTTAATAACAGACTACGCGTTTCAAAGAAACTTCCTCTAAATCTGTGAGCCCCTTTCCCATATACTCTAAATGCTTTCGCTCTCATAATAATCACCCTCACACCTTTTCGGTGTGCCTTTCTTTATTTGATATAAATTTTTACATAATTTTTTGAATCCTCTAATAACCTTGTACCGACTTTATTAAAGCCTTTTTCAGTTAACATTTTCACATATCCTGTATATTCGGATTTGCTTAATATTACTTTAATTGTAGTTTTCATAATAACCACCATTCACACCTTTTCGGTGTGCCTTTCTTTATTTGATATATTTATTATACATCACATTTTTAAATTTTTCAAGTCGTAATATTGCACAAAAATATAGTACGTGAGTTGT